AATACCTAAAGCTACCTCAAATTCTACTGGAAAAGTTAAAATTATATTAAACAAAGGTGTCAACCATCTCTTACAAGCTACTGTAAATAGAAAAGGAAAACACATGAAAATTCTTAGTCCAATACTCTTGTCAACCTTAACAATTTCATCCTTAGTATGTATCTCTACAATCTGGTATGGTACATTGCCTTCAAAAATCTGTTGTTCTAAAACATCATATTCATGTTGAATATTTGGCAAAAGACAATATTTGCCATCTAAACAATATAAATGATTCTTAATTACACCAGTATGACCAAAACCAGCTGAAGAATTCTTATTAATAACTTTGACACCTTCATTACCATTCAACACATCAAATAATGTCGCAGGTCCCGCAATCTTAGGAAAAGATATACCCCTCAATCCATCTATATAATCAAGAAGACAACACTCTAATAAGGTCACAGAAGGTTCAACAACATCTATAGTAGCGGATTGAGCTAAACCTACCAATTTCGAGTTAACCCAAAACCTATTACCAATACCATCATCAACAGTAAAAGGCATAAGTTCTGGTATAACATACACATCTTGAGAAATTGGTTCCCCTTTGTAAACAAAAAGCCCATCCTTAACTAAATACTTATGAAATATCGATTTTCTAAAAGAACTCTTTTGTCTACCAACTCTATAATCTCTTAAAGTTGCAACATACTCAATACTGGAACCCTCTAAATGTTGAACTAGAGAATATTTCCCTGGTTCGGTAACAGTAGGTTCTTTTATGTATTGCACTATGTTACAATTCAAAATCTTATCTAAAGGAATTTTAGACCTAACGCTCTTAACATTATTCTCATCCATTACCTGTACTAATGACGTGCAAACACTAGAAGCACTTTGAATGCCAATTATACTAGCAACATTACCTGTCACCAAAATAACTGCTGCACCAGAACTACCCACAGGCATCGCACCATCAAATTCAAGAGCATTAGTTACCACTGTATTATTATAACAAGTAATATTAACCTTCTTCCTACCTATATACTTGCCATTTTTAAGAGCATTCTTAGCAGTGCTTAACACACCGCTGACTTCATCTATATAACAGACAAAAACTTCAGGCAGGACGATAGCTCCCTCAGTCACCTTTCTACAATATTTTGATAAATCAGTCTTAGGATTCATTGAAGGAAAAGCGATATAAACAATATCACCATCCCCACAATGGCAATTCTGCCTCTCTATACTAATAGGAGAAGTTGTCATCATTCGATTCTTCAACACAACACTTAACACTGAACCTTCCTCAGTAAAGAAAGAAGGTGGAATACAGTGCTTAGTCGTGACAAATACTTGATCTCCCAAGAAGAAACCATTGCTGGCCGCGCTGCCTATCAAAATTAAAAACATATTAGTATTCAGCTTCGTGAGTAATGCAGTAGCATCAGTGTTACTGGTGGATTTTTGCAACCCATCAATAACCTCATTAACATATGGAACTCGTTCTATCTTATATTCTGTTGGATAAGCATATGGAGCTTGTTCCGATCTTGGTGGTAACTTAACATCAACATCTTGTCCAGCTACCTTAATCATCACGGTTGCTTCCTTAATCTCCTCAGGAAATACTGTATTGTAAACATGTCTGAGCGTTTTATAACTCACGAACAATGCAGTTACAACTGCTAAAGCTCTGACTAGATCACGTTTGACTGTTACAAAATCAGATACACCTCTCACGATTTTATCTTCGGT